GCTGTCGGCGATTTGAAATTCGATTTGCTGGTCGTCGGCGAAGCGGCCTTCGAGGATGCGATACAGAAGCCATTCGTAGCTGTGGGCGGCTCCGGTGGCGTGGCGGGGCTTGACGGTGGTGCGTCCGTGGTTGCCGTAGCTGGTGGGAATCAGGATGCGCTTGAAGTGCGGCTTGAGCGTGGCGAGGCCGTCGGCGAGGCGGTCTTGCAGCCAGAGGATGACTTGGGTGGGGGTTTTGGAATTACTCTCGGCGAGTTCTTCGTGGATCATGCCGGTCATGAGGTCGCCGCCGAGCCAGAGGATGAGGTCGTCGATCTTGGCCCCGTGGCGCTCGATCTCGGTGAGGCGGGCGATGGTGCTGAAAAATTTCTCGATGCGGGTCTTGGCGATGGGGAGCCGGTATTCGTTGAGGCCGTTGACGCTGGCGGATTCGACCGTTTCCTCGACATGCCAATCGCTGGCGAGCGCGATGGCGACGGCTTCGGCTTTGTCGCTCATCGAGACGGAGAGCGGCTGCGGGCGGATGCGCGTCTTGCCGAGCGAGAGGGCGATGCCGAGTTGCTTTTCCAGCGACTCGACGCTGGCTTGGTATTGCGCGAGCTTGGCTTTGAGGCTGTCCACCTCGGTCTTGTGGGCTTTGTCCGCTTGCTCGCGGGCGATGCTGCTCCAGGATGTTTTCATTATTCTTCGTCCTCCTCGTCTTCGTCTTCGGTTTCGTAAGGCCACAAAATTTCGTCGGCCTCGCGGCACAGGGCGCGGGCGGCGTAATCGTTGCCGAATTTTAGATCCATGTAGAAAGTCTCGCCCTCCGCTTCCCAACTCACGATGCAGAGGCCGACATCGAAATGCTCGGCAAGCAAGGATCGCACCTGGAGCATGATGGCCTCGCGGTCTTTCGGTGGGGAGGTTTTGGGTTTGCGCAGGCGGCTCATGCGAAGATGTCTTTCCCTGCGGCGACGCGCTCGCGCATTTGGGCGAGGGTGAGGCCGGTGGGCACTTCGTAGTGCGGTGTGTCTTTGAAGCTCTTGAAATCCCCTCCCCATGTCAGGCCGAGGCTGCGGGATGCTTGACCGATCTCGGTGTAGATAGGCGAGTCGGTTAGGTAGGCTTTGTCTTTGAAGAGGCCGATGTCCCAGGCGGTGCCGAAATTGTGATTGGAAAAGCCAGCGCGGGCGTTGGTCACTTTCGGGCCTGCGGTGGTGCGGCCTTTGGCGTAGAGCGCATCCTGCTCGGCGTAGCTACGCAGGCCGCTGATGATGCGGACCACTACGCTATGCTTGCCTGCGAGGTCGAGCGCGAGTCGCATGAACTCTCGCGCTTTAGGCTGAACAGCCGGGTGCAGCGTCGAGATATTCCGCTCGGTGCGCTCGTCGAAGGTCATTTGCTTGAGGACGGCTTGGGCAGCTCGGGGAGCTGGTAGCAGAAATTGCCGTAATCCGTCTTGAGACAGACTTGCGGTGAGCCCATGCTGGCGCATCCACCGAGGAGCAGGAGGGCTCCTACGGCAAACGCGGTCGCCAGGAGGCCGGTGACGATCTGGGCGGGGTGCAACATTACTTCTTTTCCCGGCGGACGATTTCGTAGAGGCCGACGAGGGAGATTAGGATCGTGCTGGCATGACCAAACAAGGCGGGGTCGATGACGAGGCCGAAGGCGCTGAGGAGTGCGGCGAGGCCAGCGTAGGTGGATTTTTCTTTGAGGCGGGCGAGGATGTTATTCATGGGGGTGCTTTTTGTTGCGTAGGATTGCGTAGAGGGAAGCGAGACCGACGAGGCAGCCGATGACGAGCGAGGCCACACGCAGCCACGCTTCCAGCTCCGGCAGCATGGAGAGCGTGATGCCGCTCGCCGTAGCAAGCAGGCCGGTGAACGAGGCGGTGGCTTGGTGCGTGTCCATTAGCTAAGAGCGGCTGCGAGCTGCGCACCGGTAATTGCTACCGTGCTTTGTTGCTTGGCGCGTTCACCGATGGAGTCTGCCACCGTCAATTCATTTGCCGGTTTAGACCAGACGGCGGTGGCGTTCTGCGCGGCTGTAGGAATGTCTCCGGTCGCTGCGGGTGAGGCAGGGAGGTTGTCGGTCTTTGCCTTAATGGCCGAGATATTGGCCGAAGGGATGTCTCCGGCGACCGCACGGCTGGAGACGGCGGCGTCCACTCGGGCCAGTTCAACCGAAAGCTCGGAGCGGACGGCTGTTGCCACTGCGCTTGCTGACGGGGCTGTAACCCCGGCGATAGCGGCTTCGAGGAGGCTTTGGTCGGCAGGGTCGCTGGGGAGGCTGTCGGTCTTACTCTTGATGGCCGAGATGTCCGAGTTCGCTGGAGCCGTGTAGCCGCTGGACGGCAAGCGCGTGCTGGTCGCGGCGTCGAGGTTTTCGACTCCTGCTCGGCCGAGAACCCACAGCGATGGGATGTGCTGGGCGTCCACCGTCGAGTCAGTTGTTTTGAAAACGGCCGCATACTCGCCTTCGGCGCTGTTGCTGGTCGAAAGCACATAGCTGTAGAGACCGCCGCCGATGGCGGTGGCGCTGCCGCCCGTGACGATCTGCGAACCGGATGGGTCGTATATGTCAACGGTTACGGTTAAACCGGTTTTGCCTTGTTTTGACGCCGAAAAAAAGGCGAGGAATTTAACGGAGTTGGAGACTTGTTCGAGCATGGTTGGTGGTGTGGGTTTAGATTTCTTCGGGTTGAGGCAGGAGCGGGAGGACTTGGGACATGGGGAGGACTTCGACGAGGGGGAAAAGCTCGGCGGGGAGATGCGCGAATCCGCCGGAGTAAATCCCGCCGGGGCCGACTTCGGTGAGGAGGTCGGCGCAGAGCATTTTGCGGCCATCGACCAGATCGACGGGCGAGGCGACATGGCGCGGGTTGCCGTGCTCGGCTTGGATGTCGGCGAGTTCGGCGGCGAGTTCGGGCGAGAAGACGAGCGCGAGGTCTTTGGTGGCCTCGTAGCTCACGGGCTGTTGGATGAGGGCGGCGAGGGTCATGGTATTGCAGCGGCGAGCGCGGTCATGAGGTTGGATACACGGGTGTCGAGCGCGGCGAGGTCGATGGATTCGCCAAGGGAGTAGAACGACATTCGGTTGGCGCTAAACCCGGATGGCCCACCGGAAAGCGAACCCGCGAAAACAAGTGTGCTCAGATTGATTCCAGCCGCTGAGGTGGCTGTCGCTGTGTAATTGTTGCCACCTTGACGAAAGATGAAATTACTTGGATTAGAGCGACTAACTCCTACTAGCCCCGGCGTCGATGTCGCAGGGACAGCCATCGGTGGAATTGAACTATTTAAACGGAGTCTGTATGATGTAGAGGAAAATAGCTGTATCACGCTTCCGTTATTTGAAGACACGCCTGCCCCGATTGCATTACGCCCCCCCGTCGGCGAAACTTGGCTGGCATAAACACTCAAATGCTTTGAATTTTGAGGGTCGGTATTATTTAGGCGGTTGGAATTTAAAAACTTAGTGGTTCCGTCCCCAATTAACCCTGTTTTACGGTTGTAGTCGGCGTTTACAAAATTGTTATTTGTTGGGGCAGACCCAACAAGCGGAACGAGCGCACCGGAGAGCGTGCGAGCGCCCGCTAGGATGCAGGAGGCTTTAAGGGCGGTCCAAATGCCGTCGGTTTTGCAACCGAGGATGAATGCTTCGACAGCCGAGATGACTCCGGATTCGAGTTGTTGACCGTCGGCGGACTCTACGGCGAGCAGGTAAGCGTTCGCGTCGTTGTCGTCAGATACCCGGCGCATCGTGGTTGGCACGCGCAGCGGGGAGAGTTGGCCGTAGAGGGGCGAAATCATGAATAGCTCAGGTTTTCTTTGTTGCTCCACTGGCCGACTGCGGATTGCTCCGAAGAGACATCGCCTGCGGAGTTGGTGGTGATTCGGTAAATGGTCCAGGATGGGGCGTCCTCGGCTGGGCCGCTTGAGGGGAAATCGGCCCAGGCGAGGCGGCCCATGTAGAGGGTGGTGCCGTCGGTGGCGGAGAGTTGCAGGTAGTCGCTGGGGTCGCGGGGGCGGGCGAGGCGGAAGACTTCTCCGGTGTGGTCCTTGGAATACAAGCGCCGGTCGGCCAAGTTGATGGCGAGGCTCCCCTGGGCCACTTGCGCGGCGGTGGGGACTCGGCCGGGAACCGTGGAGCGGAGCAGCTGGATGACCGTGGCCATTGGGGAAGTTTTAAGTTTTAAGAATTAAGTTTTAAGCAGTGGGCCCGTGGCGGCGGCGCGGGCTGGAACCGCACCGCCGCTGTGGGGGGAGGGAGCTGTTAGAAGCTGCCGCCGTCGATCTCAGTCTCGAGCGCGGAAACGCGGGAGGTGAGCGAGGTGGCTGCGGATTCGATGTTGCCTGCGCGAGTTTCGAGGGCGTCGATGTCGCCTTCGTTGGTCGTCACACGGCCAGCCAGCGTGGTCGCTGCGGACTCGATGGCGTCGATGTCGGACTCGGCAGTCGTCACACGACCGGCGAGGGTCGTCGCGGCGGACTCAATGCTAGTGGCGCGGCTCTCCAACGCGGCAATGTCGCTCTCCACCTCGTCGAGGCGTGAGTCGGCGCTGGCGTTTTCGAGAGTGGTCACGCGGGCTTCGACTGCATCAATGTCGCCTTCGGCTGTGGTGACACGGCCTGCGAGGGTCGAGGCAGCACCTTCGATGCTGGTGGCGCGGGACTCAAGGGCGTTGATGTCGCTCTCGGCTGTGGTGACACGGCCATCAAGCGCTTGCTCGGCTGCGGTGGCGCGGTTGACCTCGGCGGTCAGGGCGCTGGAGGCGCTGTTGGCGAGGGAGGTGATGGCTCCGTTGAGGTTGCTGTCGGCGGCCTCGAAGGCGGCGACCACTTCCGTCAACGAATCGAGCGAGCCGGGAGTGACATTGCTGAGAACATTGTCAATGCG